TTAATTGATTTCCCCAACAAACTTATAGAAAATCCTAATATTCTGGACTTTCTCTCCATTGATGGTCTGAGGTTCCGAAACCTCAATCTTTTCGATCAGGCGATTGACGATCTCTGTGGTCAACTCCTTAATCTCGGCACATTCCGCCATTTCATCGGCAAGGCGTTCCGCTTTATCTGCGCTGTCCTCCAAATTTTCTGCCATCGCTCTTAACTTTTCGATTTGCTCTGTATAGTCTTTCTTTTCCTGCTCAAAATGCGCAGACAGCAACCGGAACTGTTGCTCCGATATCATCTGCTTCGACCAGTCACTATACAGCTTAATGAATTGTTTATCAGATTCTTTTAACTTTTTCTCTAAGACAGTCACTTTTTTATCAATATTTGTCCTCCTGTTTGCCGATGACATATCCATCTGGCCAAGCACTTTCCTCATGAATTTCTCCCGGTTTTTAATGACTTTTCCTGCATGGAACTGGATATCGGAAAAAAACAATTCTTCCAGCGCCCCCGCGCTGATGCGGTGCTGGCTGCAGAACTTCGTCCCTCTTACACGATAGATGCGGCACTGGTAATACGTCTTTTCAAGCAAAGGTCTGTTCGGGTTCCTTCCGTCCGTATGGATAATCAGGTTATTTCCACAATCGGCGCATTTTAAAATCCCTCGGAACTTGTTGTCATAACCAGAAGTACAAGGCTTCACTTTTGTATGCCTGTCAAAGATTTCCTGCACGGTATTCCATGTATGCTCGTCCACAATGGCTTCATGGTTGCTGGGTATAACTATACGTTCCTTAATCGGGATATAACCTCTTGTCTGCTGTTTAAAATGCTTCTTATCATACCTCTGTACCCAAAAATAACCTTTATACAGCGGATTGCGGAGAATACGGAAAACCGTTTCCTGTTTCCAGTTATAAGCGTCATCATCTGCAATCAAAAATTTCCCAAAATACTCCTGCTTATAATAGGCTGATTTCGGAATTTTCTCTTGATAAAGGACTTTCCCGATTTTATTATTCCCATAGCCTTTCAAAGCAAGCTGGAAAATATAACGGACTGTCGGCGCTGTCTCTTCATCCGTAATCAGATGGTTCTTGTCTGCCGGGTCTTTTTTGCAACCGAAGGGAGCATGGACTCCCATAAATTCGCCTTGGCAGGCACGGATATACTTGCCAGATTTTACTTTTTTGGAAATATCCCGCGAATAAAATTCATTTAAGATGTTCTTGAATGGAGTGATGTCCATCTCGCCGCTATTCGCTGAATCTACACCATCATTGACAGCAATATAACGGACATGATGGTTCGGGAAAAATACCTCAATATATGCCCCGCTTTCTAGATAATTTCTGCCAAGTCTGGACAGGTCTTCCGTTATGACGCAATCCACGTGCCCAGCTTCGATATCCGCAATCATTTGTTGAAACGATGGTCTATTGAAGTTGGTGCCTGAATATCCGTCATCTATGTAAACGCTGTCTTTGATACAATTTGATTTTTCCTTAAACCCCATGATTTTTTACCGATACCCCGCGATTTTTTATCATACTCCATGATTTTCCTATACCCCGTGATTTTTCCCCATACTCCACGATTTTTCCTATACTCCGTGATTTTTCCCATAAAAAATCAAAAGCTTTGGAAATATCCTGGCATCCGTGGTATAATTGCTTCATTGAACACTTAAGGAGGCACACGGAATGGACGTATACCATGATAACAATATATGGGGGAAAGGCTCGCCTGAAACCAAGCTGACAGCCCTCCCTGTCAATCACTCTTTTCTTTGGGGAGAACAGGAAATACTTATCCCAACAGTCTATGTAGGCAAAGCAGGCGCCGCCCTCGATGTATGCGCAAAAATCCCGATAGAAGATATGGCGGCATTTCTGAAAAAATGGGATTATGAGCGGCGGATGTCCCTAAAAACCCCAGAAGAATTTGAGCAGATAGATGCGGACAACCCCGGAAGCAGGGAATTTGCCGTAGAAATATGCCTTGATGGTACGCCACTGGTGCGCCGCATGAGCAGCAGCCTGAGATGGTATCCGGAAAATATAATTCAGATGGGGAATGCCAATCCAGCCAGCGAGGACGGATTTGAAAATAATAAATCTGCCGAGGAATGGATGGGGACTTATGGCTGCGACAAGGGATGCTGCTGGTATTTTGAGCGGCTTTCCTATAATTGGGACGGAGAACCGATACTGTCCCCTCAGAAAATATCACTTGCTTTCCGGGCAAACTTAATCTCCATCACTGCGGGGCATTTTTCCTCTGACGTTTCCTGTGATGGCAAAACGGTAAAGACAGCCCATCCCATAACCGGTCAGGAATACACCCTGACACTGCATAGTTGCGAACAGATCAGGAACAGCTTCGCAGAAATTGGAGCGAAAGGTGTGGTTTACCCAGAATACTGCCAGATACTCTCTTACAGCATTGCACCAGAAATAGACCGCAGCCTTTTTTGCATCCGCGACTGCGCAGAAGGCGACCACCCAAGAATGGGTGATGCCCAAGGGCCGCCGGGCGGGCCAGACGGCCCCACAGCAGTTTTTATGGCCGGGAAAAATGCCGCTCCTGACAAACGGATGGCAGCTTCCTCCCTGCATTTTGAGCCTGTGTCAGAAGTGCAGTGGCGGATGGTATTCCAGATAAAGCCAAAGAATGATGCAGAAATCAGCTTTCCCATCAAAGCATGATCCCACACAAATAGCAGCATAAACATTAACCACACAGAATCCCCCGGAGCCGTTTTCTTCCCTGCTCCGGGGGACTATATTCTCATGCCTTTATCTCCATCCCGTTCTTGAAAGTGAAGCGGATGTCCTCCCTGCTGTACACCGTGGCGTACTCCACAAGGCTGTACCAGTCGTCCTCGTTAAATTCCGTGAGCGGGCCGTCCCGCTTTTCCAGGGCGGAAACAAACCTCCCGATCTTCTCCCGCTTCGCCTGCCGCTCCGTGATGGCCTGGCTGACTTCCGAAAGCCGCCCCTTCGCCCTGTTGAACCGCCCCGCCAGCCCGTCATACTTTTTCTGGTACTCCGTCTGGTCAAGGGCGACGCGGGCATTCTCCGCCACGCACTGTTCAATCAGCTCCGCCACCACGTTCATCTCCTCCTGCAGCCGCAGGCGCTCCGTCTCCAGCTCCGCGGTGCCGAAAAGCGTGTCTTTTATGGAATCGTAATCCTCCCGCACCCCGTCCTTTTCTGCAAAGATGGCATTGGCCGCTTTCAGGAAAAGCTGTTTGATGGTTTCCTCGTCAAGGTGGGGCGTGCCGCATTTCTCCCCGCCGTCAAACTTGTGGTTGCACTGCCAGATGGTCTTGCGGTACTTGCTGTTGGAATGCCACACCTTGGAGCCATACCAGCCCCCGCAGTCCGCACATTTTATCCGGCCGGAGAATACGCCCATGCTGCCCGCCCGGTTCTTCCCGGAATGCCTGGCCGCCATCTGGTGCTGCGCCTCCTCGAACACGGAGGGGCTGATGATGGTCTGGTGGTTGTTCTCCACATAATACTGCGGCACCTCGCCCTCGTTTACCTTCTTCTGCTTGGTGAGGAAGTCCACCGTGTACACCTTCTGCAGGAGAGCGTCGCCTTTATATTTTTCGTTGGTAAGAATGCTTTTGACCGTGCTGGAAGACCATGCCTCCTTGCCACCGGGCGATGGGATGCCCTCCGCCGTCAGCAGTTTTGCGATTGCGTGGGGCGAGCGCCCCTGCAGGAAGAGGCCGTAAATCCTGCGGACGGTCTCCGCCTGTTCCTCGTTGATGACGAGGTTTCCATCTTCGCCCCGGTCGTAGCCCAGGAACCGCTTGAACGGCACCGTGACCTTGCCGTCCGCGAACCGCTTCCTCTGCCCCCAGGTGCAGTTCTCCGAGATGCTCCGGCTCTCCTCCTGCGCCAGCGAGGACATGATGGTAAGGAGCAGCTCGCCCTTGCTGTCAAACGTCCAGATGTTCTCTTTCTCGAAGTAGCACTCCACCCTGTTCTCCTTCAGCTTCCGGATGGTCGTGAGGCTGTCCACCGTGTTCCTTGCGAAGCGGGAGACGCTCTTGGTGATGATGAGGTCGATGGCGCCGGAAAGCGCGTCCTCCACCATTTTGTTGAAGCCGTCGCGCTTTTTCGTGTTACAGCCGGTTATGCCTTCGTCCGCATATACAGATACGAATTCCCAATCCTCGCGCCCGTTGATGTAGTTCGTGTAATAGTCCACCTGCGCCTCGTAGCTGCTCTGCTGCTCCTCATGGTCGGTGGAGACGCGGGCATAGGCGGCCACCCTGCGTTTTTTATAGCTGCCTATCGGCGCCGCCGTGTGCCTGTTCACCGTGGCCGGTATCGTGATCACGCTCTTTGCCATCGCTCTTTCCTCCCTCCATAAAAATTGAATTCCAGGCTGCCATCCGGAAATGCCGTGATTTCCTCTATCTGCTTTTCAAACTCCGCTTCGTCAAATTCCTCCAGCCCCATCATGTGCGCGGAAACCTGCCTCAGCTTGTAATCGGTGCAGTTTGGGTTATGGCACTCCACATTCTTCCTTTTCTTGCCGATGCAGTACCAGTACACCCACTTCCCCGCGCCGTTCACCCGGTGGTATGTATTCCCGCAGGCGGCGCACCGTATCTTCCCCTGGAAGCAGTCCGTGACCGTGGCGATGTGCCTGGGCGGGTCCAGGTGCAGGTTCTTCCAGACTTTCGTCTCCCCGCCGGTGAGATGGAATTCCAGGTCCCCGTTTTCCATGACGGTGATGCCCCGGACAGCCTTTTCAAACACAGCCCCGTCAAACTCATCCATTCCAAGCATCCGCGCCGAAATCCGCTCCAGCTCTTCCTCGCTGAAATTCACGCTGGTGCAGCTCATGCCCGTCTCCTTTTTGGAGCGGCATATCCAGTGTACATAGGTCTTCCCCCTTATGGTCCCTTTCTTCCGTGTGAACGGCTGCCCGCAGACGCCGCATTTCATCTTCCCTGTAAAAGGGTAGGCGGGATTGACAAGCCCCGCCCGCCGTTCTATCTCCGCCTGGACCTTTGCGTAGGTTTCCCGGTCAATGATGGCTTCATGGCAGTCTGCCATGTAATACTGCGGCAGCTCCCCGCCGTTCTTTACCTTTGCCTTGGTGATGGGGTCCGCCATGTAGCATTTCTGCCGCCGGATGTCGCCGGCATAGACCTCGTTGAAAATGAGCTGCCGCACCGAGGCTTCCTGGAAATCGTTGCCAAGAGTGGTGCGGATGCCCACCCTGTTCATGTTCTCCGCAATCCGGCGGAAGGAAACGCCGTCAATGTACATCTGGAACATCCAGCGGACTGCTTCCGCCTCTTCCGGTATGATGACATATTTTTTCTCATCCTCATCATACCGGTATCCGAGGATGTGCTTGTTCGCCGTCCCGATCTCGCCGGACTGGAACCGCCGCCTGACTCCCCACTTCACGTTTTCCGAGATGCTCCGGCTCTCCTCCTGTGCAAAGGACGCCAGGAGCGAGAGCATCAGCTCCCCATCCTCTGAAAGCGAATTGATGTGTTCCTTCTCGAACCGCACCTCGATGCCGAGGGACTTCAAATGCCTGACCGTCTCCAGAAGGTCGACCGTGTTCCTTGCGAAGCGGCTGATGGATTTCGTCAGGATGATGTTGATCCTGCCCGCCTCGCAGTCGGCGAGCATCCTTAAGAATTCGCCGCGCCTGGCCGTCCCTGTCCCGGATATCCCGCAGTCCGCGTACACCCCTGCGTATTCCCATTCCGGATTGTTCTGGATGAGCGCGCTGTAATGGCTTATCTGTGCGGAAACGGAATTCATGAGCCGCTCCGTGTCCCTCGAAACACGGGCATAGGCGGCCACCTTTTTCCGCCCTGCCAGTGCGGGGATGGCCGGCTCGATTTTTCTGATTTTCTTCAATAGAAACCACTCCTTTCCGCTACCATTCATCACTCCAGACCGCACTTATTGCAAGGTTTTTCCGGCTAATAATGTACCCAGAATTGGCCGGTGTTTCTGCAAAAGTATTGTATCAATTTCCGAATATTCCTCTTTGGTGATGGCGCCTTCTTCGAGCATCGCCCGCGCCACGGCAAGCGACATCCGGTAGCGCATCTCCGCGCGGAATTCCCCCTCACTCATCTGCGCCGCCTCCCCCGAACCTGGCTTTTATATAGCACCCGTGGGAGCAGTATTTCCTCCTGGAATCCCCATAGACGTCAAACTGCTCCCCGCACCTGGCGCAGGTGAAGGAATAGACCGCCCTCTGCCTTATCTGCTCCGGATGCCCGTGCCACCACTTCTCCCGGCACTCCCTGGAGCAGAACGCCCGCCGCTTCACGCCCGCCGTCTGCTGCAGCGGCTTCCCGCATTTCCGGCAGATGCCTTCCTGCGCCTGGGCGTCCTCCTGCCCGTCCTGCGCCGCCTGCCCCGCCAGGCCGTTCCTCCTGCAGAAGCTGCGCACCGCGTCCCTGGACACGCCCGCCAGCCTTGCCGTCTCCGTATATCCCATGCCTGCCCGCCGCAGGTCTGAAACCTTCCTTTTCTGTTCCTCCGTCATGAAAAACACACCTCCTGCCATATGCCACCGCAGGGACGGGAATCGGACGGTTGCATCGGCATTTTTTCTGCGCCTCCCGCCGTGCGGAAAAATAGCTTTCACATATAGGCCACGGAAACGGGGGAACTGAACCCCCTGAAATCAAAAAATGGCCCACGACATTTTATGTGCCGCGGGCTTGTCACTATTCGCGCCGGGCTTTACGCCATGGCGCGCCTCCCGTTTAGCTGCCACACATCGTGGCTCTTGATCTGCCGGACGGCGGAGGATACCGTGCTGGCATGGCCGTGCCTATGGTAGTAGGCCGTCCCCTTCGTGTGCTTGTGGTAGATGCGGACCGGATACCGGTCATAGGAAAGTTTCTGGACGATCCAGCAGTGTTTGGTGCATCTGGACTGGACCTCAAAGAAGTCATCCGTCTGGCGGATGAGCCGGAAGTAAGGGGAAGTGAGAAGTGTGCGTTCTTTCGCAGTGAACATCAGCATCCCTCCTTCCGCCGCCCCCTGCGTGGCAGGCGGGCTGTTTCCATAAACTGTTTTTTCATAGGCGTGTGCCTCCTTTATTTTTCTGCCGCCGTTCCCGGCAGCGCCCTTTGGGGTAGTGCCATGTTAAATCAGATTCCGCAGATTATCCACTCATATCTGCGCCATAAGATGCACAAACTTTCCATCCGTTTCCTGTGTAGTTTACACCCACTAAAAAACGGGCCCGCGGCACATGGGAAAATGCCGCGGGCCCTGCTGTCTGTATTTATATCCGGCTGGCGTGATCGAGCGAAATCCATCCGTTTCTCTTTTCCCGGTAGGATTTCAGCAGCCCCCACCGGGATGCGCCTTTCCCGTCCGCTTCCTCAACAATGGTAAATACACCCATACCAGTCACCTTCCCGGTCTTGGGCTTATCCGTCCCAGGCGCTTCCCGGATGTTCAGGTCGGGGATGGACACCCGCACAAGGTACGGCTGGAATGCCGCCGCCCTGGTATACACCGCCTTCCCCGATTCATCAAACACGGAATGCCCCGGATTTTCGTCCGCACACTTCTTGGCGTTCCCCAGCGACTTGAACGCCCCTTTCTGCGAGGATGCGTCCGCCCACGACTTCCGGACGCGGTACCAGGCTTCGGTCTCTGCGGGAGCAGGCTTTGGTGAGCCTCCCGCCGTGCCAAGGATGCCTTTCAGGATGGAGAGGATTTTCTCCCCATAGCCAGCTCCCGCCGCCCATCCTTTCCCGGCCGGATTTTCTTTCTGCCCAAGCCACTCCACATATTCCGCACAGCCCCTCGTGACATACTTAAAACGCGGGTCAATGCAGGCGTTCTTCAGTTCGTCCGTGGAGGCGTAGGCTTTCAAATGCTGCACCTGCGCCCGGATGCCGAGCTGCGGCGTGCCAAAGGAATTTCCCTTCATACCATTGGAAGTCACGCCCATGCCGCAGAAATTGTTCTGTGAAAGCGTGACCGCAGAGCCGGAAAAGGTAAAATTGCCGGTCTCAAGGCAGGACTGTGCAAAGGCGACGTCGCCCCGGACTCCCTCCGCCTTACCCTCGGAGAGATACAGCGGAACCGTATCGAGGACAGACTGCGCCACTGCCGGATTCTTCCCTTTGATATAATTCCTCATCTGCTCTGCCGTTGCCGCGGAATCCCCCATGATCTTCGTGTATCTGCCCGTGCCGGAGGATGCGCCTCCCATCGCCGCCTTGACTGCTTTGCGGAACCCGTCCATCGTGTACCCCGCGCCAAGCTGCGTCCATAAATGCTCCGGGTCGCCGTGGTTGCTGGCAATGCCCCGTCTGTGTCCCTCTTTGTGGCTGATGACTACGCCATCCTCCAATGGATTCAGGCTGTATTTTTTACAGAGCATGGCGAACAGCTCCACCGCTGCCTCATAGGTTCTTTTTGCCACCGCTTTTGCCGCGGCCACATCGGAGCAGGTAAAGTTAGAGCCTGCCGTGTACCGGATACACGCAGGCTCGCACATCTCCACCCCGATATGGGTATTGTTCCCGCTCCCCTTATTCCCGCTTCCGCAGTGCCATCCCCTGTGGTTCCACGGGAGCGTCTGGTACACTGCGCCATCGTTCCCGTCAATGAAACCGTGGACGCAGGAACTATCGTGCGCCGGGCTATTCCAGCTATTGATGAAAGCGGATGCCTTCGGCTGCGGGCAGCCCACGGAATGGAGCATCAGCCCCTTCACCGTGATCTTCCGCCCTGCCGTATAGCAGGGGTTCCTTGTCAGGATGCTTTCCACCAGTTTCACGATTATTCATCCCCCTTCCCGTCCTCTGCCCTGTCATGGAGCTGCTCCAGGATATCCTTCAGCTTTTCCGGGATGGGCAGCCCAAGGTGTCCGGCGTTCTCTAAAAGGCTCACGCCCTCATTGGAAATATAGAAAAAGATAACCGCCGTCCGCAGGACAGAGCCGTTCCCGATGACCTGCACATCGAGGATGTTGGCGATCCCCACCAGCAGGAAGATCAGCACCTTCTTTGCGATGCCCTTAAATCCCACCTCGCTGGACAGCTTCTTATCCGCCGCGGCGCACATCACGCCCGTGACATAGTCCACCACGACAAATACGACAAGCGCGTACAGCAGGCCGTCACAGCCGCCTAAGAACCAGCCGAGCCATCCCCCGATGGCCGTAAAGATGAGTTGGATCGTGTTCCAGAATTCCTTCATGTTGAAACCTCCTTTAAATGATTTTTTGTATGATAAAAGGCCGCCCGCCAATGGCGGACAGCCCCGTATCCAAAAGGATATTTATTTGTGTCGTTTACACAAGTATCTGTGGGAATCTTTGTCACATTTATGCCCCTGTTTTCCTTGCTATTTCACGGCTTCAGAGTGATTAATAACACTACCCAAAGCCCCGCCTGCCCGGAAAACGGGAGGCGGCACGGGAAATAAAAATGCAAGGAGGACACCCTATGAAAACAAAAAATATCAAAGTCTTATACAGCAGCCGCTATTCCCAGAGCGGCGGAATCCTGCGCACCGGCTCCGGCCCGTGCTGCACGGTGCCGAAGATACAGATGGAGGGGAAGTGGCTGGAAGCCCTCGGCTTTTCCATCGGCACCCCGCTCATCGTTGAATACGAAGAGGGCTTCATCCGCATCCGCACCCTCACCGCCGAAGAACTGGCGGCAAAAGAACAGCGGGAGACGCAGGCGGAGATTTCCCGCAGGATTGCGGAACTTGAAAAGATGAAGCGCCGCGCGGAAAAAGAAGCCGCATCCCTCTCCATGGTCGCAGAGCCGTCTGACAGGTACGCCGCACAGCAGTAAATCCCCGCCGGGATTCCCCCGGCATACACACATCCCTTTTACCACGGCAGGGGAAACGCCTCCCCCTGCCGTAAAGCCGTCACTGCCCCTCGTCCGTCAGCGTGTAGGTGATCTTCATCGTCTTGTCCGCCGTCTTCACCACCGCCGAGGACAGGTTGTTTATGGTGCCCAGGTATGGCGTGCGCAGGAACATATACCTCGCGTCATACGCCCAGGAGATGCAGAAGTTTTTATAACAGAACAAAGGCGTCTGCACGTCCTCCGTCTTTTTGTTCCCCTTGTTCTGCCTGACCGTGTCGTCCGCGAACAGCAGGAAGTCATACCCCACGATGATGTCCCCCATCAGCTCCATGGCGTTCCCCGCAAGGCTCCCTCCCAGGGCGTTCCCCCTTGCCGTGAACCCCGCCGGGATAAACGTGACGTCGGACGGGTTCGTAAGGCATATCTTGTAGAACCCGGTGTAGCCGTAGTTGAACGTGTAGAGGTACCCGCCCCGGATGCTGGCGCGGGTCCAGGTCTTGTACAGCTCGTAGTTGGTGTCGCGGTACCCCATGGTCGGGAGCTGGACGTTGGTGAGCGTCCATGTGCCTTCCGTGTAGCTGAAGTCCGTGCGGTCTATCTTTATCCATTTCACCGAGGCGTTCCCGGAGGAATTCGGGCTGTTGCAGAACCCGTACCAGTACCCGTCCCATCCGTTCAGGAAAAAGCCGTAATAATACACGTTCTTCTTAAAGCCGAACACGGACGGCTCGATCTCCCAGCTTTCCAGCTCCTGCACGGAGCTGTCGTTCAGCTTCTCGTTGACGCACAGGCTCACCATGGGGAGCCTGGACCTGCTGATGGTGATGATGTTTGTGTTGCTGCAGTTGATGGACCAGACCTCCTCCTTCTCAAAATCGCATTCTATGGCGTTGCTTAAGAGCCACCGCTTCCGGTTCGTGCATCCGGCAATGGAGACCGCCTTCATGACCACGAACGCAGTGCCGTCCTCTGTTTCGCTCCCATACACGTTCTTGCCGCCCCAGGAGCTTGTGAGGGCGGCCGCGGCTATCGTGCCGTTGCCCTGGCTCGTGGTGAAGTCCCACACGAATTTATAGCCCCTGTCGATGGGGCCGCTCTCCGTCTGGTTCATGCTGCCCCGCGCCGTGTCCGTCCCAAGGTTCACGTCGTTGGAGGCGTAGGCCACGGGGTAGTTCGCGGACATGGGGTAGAGGTTATCCTTCCGCTCCTCCAGCGTATCCGCAAACAGCAGGATGCCGCCCAGCGTGTTCGGGCAGATGGGCAGGAGCTGGCTGTTCACCGTGATGTTCTTCGAGCTTGTGCCGGAGTCGAAATACACCCCCAGCAGGTTGCTCCCAAGGATGTTGTCCACGGCGTCCGTGACCATGTTCTCCTCCCGGATGGTTTCTGTCTCCCCGCTGCCCGCATCCGTCAGTTCAATCGTCATAGTCCCTTTCAGTTTCATGATGCCCTCCTTACTCCGGCAGCACAAGGCCGGTAAACCCTGTAATAACTTTTGGGAATGTTTCTGTGTGGCGGACGGCTTTTTCCTGCGGCCATGAAACGGCAAGCCGCTCTTCCGCCGGCCTCAGGCATTGTTTCTGCGTAAGCATGGCCGCCGGGAAATACTCCTCGAATTCCAGCGTCCCGTCCCAGTTCTTCGTCGCGCCCGCCATCGCCTGGCCGCTGATGGAGGCGATGCACCCGCCCGCAGGGACCGCCGCCTCCCCGCCTTCCGCCGAAAGGTACACGCGGAACGTGTGCATCCGTTCCTGCACAATTCCCGCCAGCGGGTAATAGAGGGAGAGGATGTGCCTGCCGCTGCCGAAAGTTTCTTCCGGGTAAACCGACAGGATCTCGTTGTCGTCAAACTCATAGGCGGCAAGGATGGAAACCCTCCCGTCCTCCTTCCACTTCACGGGCAGCGAGACATCCACTTCCACATCTGTACTCCCCGCTGTTTCCGTTTCCACACCCCCGTTTCCTTCCCCGGAATCCACAGCCCCGCCGGATTCTGCGGGGAGCGGCACGGTGACTTTCCCCTCTGCGGACGCCTGCCGCTCCACCTGGGCGGCGGAGATTTCAAGCATCACCTGGCCGATGAACTGCGCGTCCGTCTCCTGGGAGGACGCGAACTCCATGCTGATGACCGCGCACCTGGCTTTGGAAAGGCTGTACGCCTTCGCGTTGGTGTAGGTGAACAGCCCCATCTTCCCCGCCTCGATCTGGTTTAAGAGGCCGGAGATGTTCTTGTCATTTTTCGATTTCGCCTGCGCCAGCCTTGGGTTCTTCCCCACGCATTTCAGCGTATGTTTTCCCCCGATCTTACAGTTAAAGGAAGTGATACACGCAACCTGGCTCCCATCCGCCTGCCCGCCCGTGAAGGTCAGCACATCCCCCAGGTCAAGCGCCGGATTGCCGATGGTGCTGGAATCAAAAGGCACATAACTGACCACCGCCAGATCATTTAAAATGTTCCGGCAGAGCTGCTCCCGCGTCTCCTCCAGCCCGAACTGCAGGAGCGGGTTCACCGCCAGGTTCATGGTCAGCCCGTCGTCCGGCTCCAGGGCGTAATACTCCGCCGTCTGTGTGCGCAGGTTCGTGGAGCTGACCGCAGTGTACCGGGTGATGAAGTCGGAAAAGCTGCTGGTGAACCGGTGCCTGCTCTTTACCTCCATCACCGGCTGTGTCCCGTATTTGCGCAGCTCCAGCTTCCCCTCCCGGCTGATGCAGAAAAAGCCGCCAAGCACCTGCCCCACGAAGTACAGCACGTCACGGTACGTCTCAATGTCATTCTCCGGGTAGATGGAGAGCAGCTCCGTGCCGTTGGGCATGGCCTCGATCTCCGCCTGTGTGTGCGCCAGCTCCACGGCACAGGCTTTGCAGCATAAATCAAGAAAAGCGTAGGCATTGCCCACGGTCTCAAATCCATTGAAACTTTTCTCAAAGCGGAGCATATAGTCGTAGGCTTTCAGCTCCAGGCAGTGCGCCGTCCGGTTCGCCTCGCTGACCTCGAAGATGCCCATCGGCACTTCCTCGAAACTCCCGTCCGCAAGCCGCAGGTGGTAGGAAAGCCGCACCTTCGCCCCTTCCAATGTGTAGCGGTCAATCTGGGAAAAGAGCGTGACGCCCATCTCGGCGGCGTACACCGTCCCCAGCTCGATCTCTGCGCTGCCGCAGCACTGCGCCGTGATGTACCCGCTCCCTTTCACGATATCTTTGTAAACGAATGGGTATACAGCGCCGCCCTTTGTCGTGATCTGCCCCGTCCAGCGGTAGTTCCGTGTGTTCTCCTGCACCGCCCGCAGGAATGCCTCGCTCACCGGGTACATCCGGATGCCCACCTCCCCCTACAGTTCCTTCAAAGTAAACGACACTTTCCACAATCCTTTATAGGATGTGTCTTTCACAAGAGCCGCCTTATAGCCGCTGATAAACATCTCCGTCCGCTTCATTTCCAGCGTCTCCGTGTCAAAGTAGTCCACAGTCAGTTTTTCTTTCTGTTTAAACCCCGTCAGCATTTTCAGCCATTTCGGGGAAACGGAGAAAGCGGCGGGGATGGACACCACGCCCATCCGCACCACGTCCCTCTGCGTGGTCCCGGCCTCCGTCTCGCCCCCGGAGTCCGCCTCAACATCTGCCATCTGCACCTCATAGGAATCGGGCAGGGGGAGCGGCACACCGTCAATTGCCAGATACTGTATATATGCCATACCGCTTTACCTCCCTCCCGACCTTAAGTTCTGCCTTGCCTGGGCATCCACCACCACTTCGTCCAGCAGCGTCCCGCCCACATACACGGGGATGCAGATGGTCCCGCCGCCCGCCATTTCCTGCAGGCCGGAAAGCATCTCCCGGAGCCCTCCTAAAAGCTCGCCCACGGAAGAATCCCCGGAGGAATCCCGTCCGCCCTGCATCCCCTGGACAGTCGCCTGTGGCTGGAGCATTAAGTCGGATGCCACGCCGGACACGGCCTTCTTCACCATGCCCCGGCTCTTTTCGATGCCCTTTGCCAGCCCGGACATGAAGTCCGGCATCCAGCTTTCGTAGTCTGTCAGCGGCCCCTCGTCCGGCACGGAGAAGTGCAGGAAGGAGCGTATCTTATCCGCCACGTCCGACACCGCGTTTATCACGTTGCCGATGGCGCTGCGGATGCCGTCCGCAATGCCGTTGATGAAGTCCTTCCCCCACTCCAGGGCTTTCCCCGGCAGCGAGGTGATGAAGCTGACGGCGGACTGGAACCCGGACTGCACCACGCTCCCCAGGGAGGAAAGCGCGGAGCGTATCCCGGACACCATGGCCTTGAAAGCGTTCACCGCCGCCTGCTTTAAGTTGGACGCAATAGACGACACTAAATTTTTCAGCCCGTTCCATGCGGACGAGGCCGTGTTCTTTATTGCCGTCCAGATATTGGCAATCGTAGTTTTCAGCCCATTAAACAGGATGGAAACATGGTTCACAAGCCCCTGCGCCAGTGAGCCGACCACCTGCTTGATGCCGTTCCAGATATTGGACGCCGCATTCTTGATGTTGTTCCAGATGTTGGCGGCGTCCTCCTTCAGCTTGGTAAAATTCCCGGTCACCAGGTCGATAAGAAGAAGCACCGGTCCAAGCACTACGTTCTTTATCAGCTCCCATGCCCCGGAAGCCGCTGTCTTTATCCCGTTCCAGATGCCCTGCAGCGTTGTGGAGAGGTTCTCCCACAGGGAGCGTATCATGTCCACGATCCCCGTCAGCACGGGATTGTTCATCATGTTCGTCCAGATATTGCTGAAAAAGTCTCCCACGGACTGCCACAGCCCGCTCCACCATGCCGGGATGCCCTGGAAGAATGAGACCAGGGAATTCCAGGCATTCGGTATGGTCTCCGTAAAGAAAGAACAGATGACTTCCCATGCGGAAACAAAAAATTCCTTGATCTGCGTCCAGATGGCGTTCACCGCATCCCGGAACCACTCACACTTGTTGTACAGCACCACAAGTATCGCCACCACTGCCGCAATCGCCAGGGGCACCCAGCCGATAGCCGCCACCACGGCGGAGATCGCCGGAATCACCGTCCCGGACACGAAAGCAATCACGCCGGAAATGGCACTGGCGATCTGCGGCACCACGGTCATAATTGTTCCGATTGCCCCGACCACTTTCCCGATGACGATCAGGACGGGGCCGAGCGCCGCAGCCACAAGGGCGACCGTGACAATAATCTTCTTCGTGCCTTCGTCCAGGCTGTTCAGCCAGTCCACAAGCCCCTGTATCCAGCCAACAATCTGCCGGATGTACGGCATCAGGATTTCGCCTATGGATATCGCCAGTTCCTCAAGCTGGCTCTTTAGGATGGTGAGCTGCCCCGCAAGGTTATCCTGCATGGTGGCCGCCATCTTCTCCGCCGTGCCGTCACAGTTGTTGATGGCGTTGTTTAATTTCTCAATGTCCCCTGGAGCAGCGTTCATCACCGCAAGGAAGCCGGACATGGCGTTCTTCCCGACCAGAGCTTCCGCATTGGCGGCCTTCTCCGACTCGGACATCTGTGCGAATGCTGCACGGCAGTCTGCCAGGATGTCCCCAAGGCTCCTCATGCTGCCGTCCGTGTTCGTGGTCTGGATGGTCAGCTCGCCGAAAGCGTCCCCGACAAACTTCACTTCCCCGGTGAGGTTCGTCATCATGGAGCGCATGGCTGTGCCTGCCTGGGAGGACTTGATGCCCGCGTTCGCCATCAGGCCGATGGCTTCCGCTGTATCCTCTGCGGAAAAGCCGAGCGCGCCAGCCACGGGCGCACAGTATTTGAACGTCTCGCCCATCATGGATACGTTCGTGTTGGCGTTCGAGCTTGCCGCCGCAAGGATATCCGCGAAATGCCCGGAATCCTCCGCCGACAGCCCCAGGGCGGTCAGCGCGTCCGTCACGATGTCCGAGGTGGTCGCCAGATCCTCCCCGGAGGCTGCGGCAAGGTTCATGATGCCCTCGATGCCGGAGAGCATATCGTTCGTCTTCCAGCCGGCCATGGCCATGTAGTTCATCGCCTCCGCCGCCTCGGATGCGGAGAACTTGGTCTTGCTGCCCATCTCACGGGCCTTATCCCGCAGGGCTTCCAGGTCCTTCCCGGTCGCCCCGGACACAGCCGCCACCTGGCTCATGGCGGAGTCGAAGTCGGAAGCCACCTTCACGGCAGCCGCGCCAAGCCCGCCCACCGCCGCAGTGACGGGCATCAGCTTCTGCCCCACGCCCTCAATGGCGGAGCCGACCGTCTTTAACTTCTCCCCCGTGGCGGCAATCTTCTGCAAAGCCACGGCGGACTGCCCCGCCTGCCGCTCCAGGTCACGCAGGTTGTTTTCCGTCTCGATGATCTCCCGCTGGAGGGCATCGTACTGGCTCTGGGAAATCTCGCCCCTTGCCAGCGCGTCATTCGCCTGCTCCGCCGCCGTTTTCAGCGTCTCCAGCTTTTCCTTCGTTTCCGAAACCGCCTGGCCGAGCAGCCGGTGCTTCTGCGCCATCAGCTCCGTGTTGCCGGGGTCGAGCTTCAGCAGCTTCTCCACGTCCTTAAGCTGTGACTGCGTGTTCCGTATCTCCGTGTTCACGCCTTTTAGCGCCGTCTGGAGCTTCGTGGTGTCGCCGCCGATCTCTACCGTAATCCCTTTTATCCTGTTTGCCGCCACACCAACACCCCCTTAACGGCGCAAAAAAAGCCCGGCTGCCCAGGCGTTATCAAAAAAATCCAAATCTGCGGTTAAAATAAATCAAACTCGTCCTGCCCTGCGATAATGGAGTAGTCCGCGCTGTCATTGCTGCTCTCCGCGTACATATCGTTGACCATGCCGATGGTCAGCAAATCTAAATCCCGGATGGAGATGCCGAGCTGCACACACCGCAGCAGGAACAGCGGCGTGGTCATCGGGCGGTCAGTTGCGCGAAGTTTTTTTTAGCCTCCACATCGGTCTTCATGTTCAGCCCCCACAGTTCAATGAGTTGCGGCAGCACCTGGTAGATGGAGAACGTGCCGAAGCCGTCCAGCCATTCCTCCGGCGTGTCCGGGATGGAAGGGTCGGCGTGCTTCGCCATGATGAAGGCGATGTTCTCGAACAGCTCCAAAGAAAATAAATCCAGGTTGGAATTCTCCTCGTCACTCTTCCCGATGCTCTTCTCCAGCGCGCTTAGGTCCTTATAGATGTCCCGGTGGAACTTGATCCGGTAAATGCGCGGCACGGCCGCCGATGCCCGGAAAGGCACCTCTTTCCCGTCAATCTCAATCTTCCTTGTCATGCTCATACGCTTTCCTCCCCGTTATCCTGATCTTCCCCGCCGCCTGTCTCAGCCGCAGCCGTGGGCATATACACCGCCTTGTACCAGTCGTTATACACCGTCTCATCCGTGGAATCCCCGGTCTTCGCCTTCACCATGCCGTCCGCCAGGGGCGTTGCCTTGACGGTCAGCGTCTCCGTCTGCACCTCCCGGCTTTCCTCGTTGGTCTTGCCCTCGATGCCGGGGCGGGACGCGGAGCAGTTGTAGAGGACGTGGCGGATGTGCCGCTGGTCGCCGTCAAACTCAAAGAGCAGGGCAAACGCCGCAAGCTCCGCCGAGGCGTTCTCTATCAATACGCCCTTGGCATCCAGTTCCTCCCTTAAAGCGTCCCTGCGGAAGGACTCCGGGATCATGGCAAGCTCCAGGTCGCCGTCATAGCCCATGTTATTGTTGATGACATAGTACGCCGTCCCGTCCGCATAGAAATTTTCAGGCTCGCCGTTGGCGTCCAGCGAGATGGACACCGAGCCGGGCATCGGGACGGGCGTGCCATAGGACACCGCCCCGTCTTCCGAAACCGTGAGCATCGCATAGTGCGTGTTCTTAAGGTTGTATTTCACTTTGTTCTTTTTATTCTGCATCCGTCATGCCTCCCATCCAAAAATATACAGAACTTCATAAAGCCGCTCGCTGCTGATCCATGTTTCCGATTTGTTGTAGAAGACTTCGTGCGCATCCAGCACATCCTCCACTTTTTTCTCCACCGCCAGGTCTTTCTTATCGGTGTAGATTTCCACATGGACGTTTGCGCCCTTGTGGTACACCTTCCCGTCCGCCGCGAAGTTATCGCTCCCCGGAATGAGGTAACAGAGGAACGGCGGCTCCGGAGACTCCCCTTCCGCAAAATGGTCATAGGCGAAAGGCAGCCCCATCTCCGCGATCATGCTTACAAGTTTTTCCACAAATACATCACCCCCTTAAAGCCTTTTCAATCTCCTGCTCCAGCGTCCGTTCCGCCCTTTCCTCCGCAGGCGCGATATGCGCCCTTCCGGGGACGCGCCCGCCGCCGCGCTTGGCGTGGCCGAATTCCAGGAGGTGCGAGAGCTGGTAGCGGTTCCGGGAATGCACCACCAGCTCGATGGAGTTGGAAGTCTCTTTTACATTCTTCACTGACCAGCTCTTCGCATAGGCGCCCGTGTCCTTCGGCGCGCCCTCCTGGATATCCTTCTTCACGGAATTCCCCGCTTTTTTTACTGCCTTTTTCAGCTCATCCGCCGCAAGATCCGCATACTCCGTCAGCCCTTCCATCACTGCGGCCGCGAGCTGGTCAATCCTTACCCTGTCCGGCATCATCACCGCCCCGCTTTCTCACATTTGAATTTCAATGCCCGTTTCTTATTGTTCAGATGGTCTACCTTTAAAATGTCATAAATGCCGCCGTCCCACAGGATACGGAAGCCCGTGGTGTCCACAGCCTTTGCTTTCCTGCAGAAACGCACCGTGAAGCTGATGTCCGGGTGCGCCACGGTCTGTCCCGCCGCCCCGGTTTCCGCAGAGGACTTCCCCTGGGAATCGCTGATGGTGGCATGGCAGGAATAGTAGTCCGTCCACACATTTTCATGGTTCCCGATGGCATCGGACACCATTTCATTTTTCTGGAACATGATCCGCACGTTCATTGCCGCCACATCCATCAGAACGCCTCCTTCCTTGCCCCAAAGAGCAATGCCCGCAGGGTGAGCGTGAGGGCGCGGTGGTCGGCCTCCTCCCGGTGTTCGTAGAGGTAGGCCGCCGCATACAGCACGGAGATTTTTGCGTTCTCCACGGCAGAAAACTCTTCCAGTGAATCCATCCGCACCACGTCCATGCAGAGGCGTTCCGACGCCCCGATGATGCTTTCAATCAGGGCGTCATCCTCGTCATAGTCCACACGGAGGTAGTTCTTCATCTCGTTAAGCGTCACCACCATGCCGCCACCGCCTTCCATCAAAATCTGTATTTTTTTATGAGCCGGATGCCGCTTTCTGCGCCAGCACCTTCACCGCTTCCGCAAGGATCAGCTTGCCGTCCACACGCTGCGTGGCGAGGAAGCCCACCTGCCCGGTCGCCGCGAACAGCTCATTCAGGCGCTTGAAGGAACGTCCCTGCCTGTCAGCAATCCAATAATAGCTGAAATCACCGAAAGCGATGGTCTTTGCGCCCGCGGCCATGGCCGGCATGTACGCCGAGGTCTTGATGGGGCGGCCTAAGATCATGTCCGGCGTCCCGGCTGCCAGGGACGGCTGCCACAGGTACTGCCCGTTATTGTCCTTCAGCTTGCGGATGGCCTTGATGGTGGAATCATTTAACACCCACACGGACTTCCTGCGGTACGGGGCTTTCAGCGAATAGAATAAATCCATCAGCTCATCTGCCGTCACGGCCGTGGCGGATGCCGCGGTCGCGCCCGTTTCCGCGCCTCCTGCGGCCGCAAGCACCCCTAACGGCTTGCCCTTGCCGTCCCCATTGAAGAACGCCTCCTCTTCCCTCGCCCCGATCCTGCGGGCAAACTCGCGGGAGATATAGGACTGCAGGTCAAAAACGCTGTCGTTTAACAGCTCCTCGGAGACCTTGATCATCGTCCCCAGCTTATACGCCCCGATGGAGACCTGCCCAAAGGCGTCGTCGCTCTCCGGGATTGCGCCCTCCTCGTCAATCCAGGACGCCGTGCCTTTGCTTGCCACCACCGGGATCTTCCTGTCGCCGCTGGAGGTCCTGATGACCTTCGCCATCTGGCGGAAGATGTTCTCCTCCTCCAAAGCCTCCACCAGCGTCCTCTCATACTCATCCGGCACCAGGTAGCCGCCCTCGGAATCCGTGCCGACCTGCAGGGCGTTGGTGACTGCGGGCATCGGAACCTTGGAGCGCATCACATTCCAGAAGTTCTTCCGGTAGTCGTCTGAAGCCCGCCCGGTCTTATCCTCCCCGCCGTCCGCGTCCGCCTTTCCGCCCGGCTTCCCCGTGAGGGGCTTGTTGACCGGGCGGTCCAGTTCCGCATCCAATGCCTCCTGCCGCTCCAGGCGGGCAATCTCTTTCCCAAGGTCCGTGATCTCCTGCTCCATCCTCGTGTATGCGGCGTCGTCCTCTGCGGAAAGGACACCGTTCTCCTTCCTGTGGGAATCTAAAAACGCCTTTGCCGCCTCCCATGCCTTCGCGCGTTTCTCACGCAGTTCAAGAATCGTCATAATGGAATCCTCCTTCTCATCGCTTTAATAAATTAAGCCGCTCCATGAGTGCGTCCACGGAACGGCCGGTTTCTGTTTTTGGTGTGCCTTTTCCCACTGGGGCCGGGATCTTCGCCTGCTCCCCGATGCCCGCCTTGGGCTTTTTCTCCCCGTATCTGGCAATGACTTTATTCAGCAGGGCATTGTCCGCCGCCCTGCGGGAGAACAGCATGGAGCTGTGGACGGACGGCTTTTTCCCGTCCCCATTTTCCTCCCCGTTCGTATCCCCCTCGCCATTTTCCCCCGGTTCCGTTTTTGCCCGCGCCATGATGTCATCCGCAAAGCCAAGCTCCACCGCCTTGTTTGCGTCCATCCAGGTCTCCGCGTCCATCAGGTGCGACAGCTTCGGGCGGGAAAGCCCGGTCTTTAACACATAGGCGTTGATGATGGACTCCTTCACCTCGGAGAGCATATCCATCGCTTTCTGCATCTCGGCGTGGTCGCCCCATGCCATGGTGGCGGGGTTGTGGATCATCAGCATGGAAACCGGGGATACCAAAACTGTGTCGCCCGCCATGGCGATCACACTGGCGGCGCTTGCAGCGATGCCATCTATCTTCACGGTGACTTTCCCCTTGTAGTTGGAAAGCATATTATAAATCTGTGCCGCCGCCACGCAGTCGCCGCCCGGTGAGTTAATCCACACGGTAATGTCACCCGTGCCGCTGTTCAGCTCATCCTTGAAAAGCTGCGGCGTGACGTCATCGTCAAACCAGCTATCTTCCGCGATGGTGCCGCTCAGTTCCAGGATGCGCTCTTCCGCCCCCGTTTCCTGGTTTTTCGCCTTCTTCCAGTTCCAGAACTTCTTCATTTTCATTGGGTTCCTCCTTCCCTTTTTGATATGCCGCCCCGGACATGGAAAGCGGCATCATGTTCCCGTTGATGAGGTACAGGTCGCCGCCTGCTTCCTCCGGGATGCGGTCAAGGTTCTCAAGCTCCCGGATGTCGTTTGCGGACATCCACCCGTTCTGCCGCCCCACGGCATATCCGTTCATGCGGCTCTGGTAGTCGCCCCGGAGCAGGCCGTCCACGTTGAACTTCACAAAGTATTTCTTTTTCTCCTCCGCCGTCAGCAGCGAACGCGCCATGGACTGCTCCCACCTCGACACCCACGGGTCCAGGGTGTATTTCACGAACTCAAGGCTCTGCTGCTCGATGTTGGAGAAGCTGCTCTTTTCCAGGTCGCCCACCATGTGCGGAGGCACACGGAATATCCGCGCGATCTCATTGATCTGGAACTTCCGCGTTTCCAGAAACTGCGCCTGTTCCGGCGAGATGGAGATCGGAGTGTATTTCATCCCCTCCTCCAAAACGGCCACCTTGTTGGCGTTGTGGCTGCCGCCGAAGGTGGACTGCCAGCTTTCCCTTACCCTGGTCGGGTCCTTGATGGTCCCCGGATGCTCCAGCACACCGCTCGGCTGCGCTCCATTGGCGAAGAACTTCGCCCCGTACTCCTCACAGGCTATCGCCATGCCGATGGCGTTCTTTGCCATGGCAATAGGGGAATAGCCCACCAGCCCGTCAAAGCCAAGGCCGGGGATGTGCAGCACCTCTGTGGGCGGCAGGACGACCGTGCTGCCCTTTACCGTAGGCGCGTCTTCCATGCTGACCGTGTACTCGTAATAGAGCTGCCCTTTGGAGTCCCGCTCCACGCCCATCCGGTCCGGCATCAGCGGGTACAGCCCGATAACCTCGCCCTTGCCGTTTCGGATGATCTGCGCGTAGGCGTTCCCCCAAAGGAGCAGGTGCGTCATCAGCGTTTCACGGAAAACGAAGGAAGTCATCTCCGGGTTCGGCTCATCGTGCAGTAAAAAATACAGCGGATGTTCCGCTGCCTTTTCCTTCCCGCCGTCCTCCGTGTATTTATAAAAGTGCAGCGGCAGCCCCGCCACCGCCTCCGACAGAATCCGGACGCAGGAGTACACTGCCGTCATCTGCATGGAGGTGCGCTCGTTCACCCTTTTCCCAGATGTGCTGTTCCCAAGGAAAAAGCTGTAGGCGCTCCCCGACGTCCTGTTCTGGGGAGCATCCCTCGCCCGGAACAAGCCGCTGAATAATCCCATAAATACCACGCTCCTTTCCAAAAACGGACAGCAGGAAGGCGCCGCCGAAGCAGCGCCCCCTGTGCCGTCCCGTCTTAGCCGTTTACCGATGCAACCTCTAAAACCGTGTCTCCGTTGTGCGGGTATGCCCTGACCACCTCGCAGTCACGGTAGAGGCCCATCTCGTAGATCCCGTAGACCTCATCCCCAAGCTCCGCGTCGTAGATCCGCATCCTGGATTCCTTGATCTTGTGCTTTGCAATAAATTCGTGTACCTTCATGTGCGTTACCTCCGTTTTCTTTTTTGATTTCCCTTTTCGGTAGTACACATATTCGCTCTGAATGCCGGTAATAGCAAGTCAATTCCCGCCATAAAGTACACAAACATCCGGGGCAGTTTTTGTGTGGTTTATGCCCCGGAAAAGCCGTCTCAGACCAGCCGTCTCAGAGCGGTACGGCACACCTGCCTCGCCCTCTTTTTCAGCGGCCGCTTCCACCTGCGGATGGATACCGCTTTTGTGTGGTTCCTTGACCAGCCGCCGAAATCCTCCCACTCATATTTTCCAAACCTTTCTTCCGCTCCATATGGCTTCATCAGAAATCCCTCCATCCAGATAATTTCCGGGATATCCTCCCGGTAAGTGACATATTCGCTCTGAAGCCACAGGATAGCAAGCGGATTCCGGCAGTATCTTAGACAAACATTTTCAGCGGGGTTTGTGCATTTTTACGGTCAGAATACAATCAAACCGCGGGTATCGTAGACGCTCTCAGAGGAGATGTTCCCGCAGCGGATCGCCCGGTCAAGCCCCATAATCGCGGCCACCGCCCCGTCAATCTTCTCCGTAGATTTTTCCTTGTCCGCCTTGATATTGCCCGCCGGGTCGGTGCGGATGAAGATGTTGTCCATCATCCACCGCAGGACCGGATGCCCGCCATGGGCGACCATCTGTTCCAGCACCAGCTTCATCAGCTCCTTGGTGGGCGGGGACATATCCTTGAAACCCTGCCCGAACGGGACCACCGTGAAGCCCATGCCCTCCAGGTTCTGCACCATCTGCACAGCGCCCCAACGGTCGAAGGCGATCTCCCGGATGTTGAACCTCTCCCCAAGCCGCTCAATGTATTTCTCAATATAGCCGTAATGCACCACGTTCCCTTCCGTGGTCATCAGCTTCCCCTGCCGCTCCCACACATCGTAGGGGACATGGTCGCGCCTCACACGCAGCTCCAGCGTCTCCTCAGGCACCCAGAAGTACGGCAGGATACAGTATTTGTCCTCCTCATCCAGCGGCGGGAACACCAGCACGAACGCCGTGATGTCCGTGGTGGAGGACAAGTCCAGCCCGCCGTAGCAGACACGCCCTTCCAGGCCGTCCTCGGAAACGGGGAAGGCGCAGGCATCCCATCGATCCATGGGCATCCACCGCACCGCCTGTTTCACCCACTGGTTCAGGCGGAGCTGCCGGAAGCTGTTCTCCTCCCCCGGATTCTGCTTTGCCGACTCACAGGCTGCCTCCACCTTGTCAATCCCCACCGTGATGTTCAGCGAAGGATTGGCTTTCTTCCACACCTTCGGGTCCGTCCAGTCGTCCGCCTCATCCGCGCCGTAGATGACGGGATAGAAGGTCGGGTCGATCTTCCTGCCCTCCAGGATATCCTTCGCCTTCTGGTGCGTTTCGTAGCAGATGGAATGGGTGTCCGTCCCCGCCGTGGTGATGAGGAAATACAGCGGCTGCATCCGGGCGTCCCCGGAGCCCTTGGTCATGACGTCAAACAGCTTCCGGTTCGGCTGCGTGTGCAGCTCGTCGAATACCACGCCGTGGATGTTGAAGCCGTGCTTGGAATACGCCTCCGCCGAAAGCACCTGGTAGAAGGAATTGGTGGGCGTGTAGATGATCCGCTTCTGCGAGGCGAGTATCTTCACCCGCTTATTCAGCGCAGGGCACATCCGCACCATGTCCGCCGCCACGTCAAAGACGATGGTGGCCTGCTGCCGGTCGGCGGCGCACCCGTACACCTCCGCCCGCTCCTCCCCGTCCCCGCAGGTCAAAAGCAACGCCACGGCGGCGGCCAGCTCCGACTTGCCCTGTTTCTTCGGGATCTCCACGTAGGCCGTGTTGAACTGCCGGTAGCCGTTCGGTTTCAGAGTGCCAAAAATATCCCGGATGATCTGCTCCTGCCAGTCGATCAGCTCAAAAGGCTTCCCCGCCCATGTCCCCTTGGTGTGGCAGAGGCTCTCGATGAACATCACGGCAAAATCGGCGGCGGCCTTATCATAGCAGCTGTCCTTCGCCTTGAACTTTGTCGGCCTGTATTTTTTCAGCTTCCGCATAGCCATCGGCATCACCTCCAGAAGATGGCATAAAAATGGCCTGCCATCGGCAAGCCCCCAATCTATCAGTACAAGACACAGGGCCTTCCGGCCCCGCTCTTGAAATGTTCTTCATTGGTGTTTACTGCTGCATCGCCCAGGCGATTGCGTGGCCGTCATCCTCGAACTCGACTCCGCTTGCCGCCCGGAGACCGATGGTGCCTTCGCAGGTATGGTCATCACCCAGGAATTCGTAAACCGCCCCGAAATAGCAGGGTTTGTTTGGGCCGTTGAAAAAGTACCCGGCGATGACCACCCTGTCGCCAAAGGTCAGCAGCTTGCCCCATCTGCATTCCAGGTCTTCCGGCGTGGTGGAGTTCGGCAGTCTGTAGGTTTTCATTGCATCGTTAATCTTCATGGTCTGTGTCCTCCTTTTTGTTTTCCCTTTTCGGTAGTACACATATTCGCTCTTTCTGCCGGTAATAGCAAGCAGAACCGGAGCATAAAGTACACAAACATCTGCTGCGGGAATTGTGTATATCTGCGGCCAGCGGAGCCTTCCGGCTCCGCCGGTCCGGGATAGTTATTTTACCCTGAAAAGGTATCCGTGCTTTTTCTCACGTTCCCCCGCAAAATGGTTCATGCCCCCGTTCACCTCGGCCATCCCGGCCACTTCGCAGCCGTTCTGTGTGAAAAGCCATGCGGTCTCCACCGCGCTGCTCCAGCCGGAAGAAAAGGTGAACTCGCTGATCCCGTTCTCCCTCATGCAGGAGATGAGGCTTTCCACATCCTTCTCCCAGACCACTTCGCTGATGTCAAGGCGGGCGTTCCCGTTCTCCATGGCGGTCTCGTATTCCCTCCAGATGCGGCAGGCGGCAGCCCCAAGCCCCTCGATGCCTTCCATCAGGGCGTGGTATCCGGCCCTGGCCTTTTCCTTCCCCGCCTCGTCCGCTGCCGCGTCGTAGGCTTTCTTAAGCTCCTGCACCTGTGCGTAGGTTTCTGCAAAAATGTCCTTTTTCATGGTGTGTACCTCCGTTTTGTTTTTTTGTTTTCCCTTTCGGTAGTACACATATTCGCTCTAAAAGCACATATTATCAAGTCAATTTCGGGCATTAAACTGTACAAATATCCGCGCCGGGAATTGTGTAGTTTATGGCGGGCTAATCCCCGCCAAGCTCCCGGCGGATCATGTGTCTGGAGTGCTGCCGCTCCGACTTTTTGAACGGCCGCTTGTAGCGCCTCCGCCTCTGCCCGCGCCTTTTCCCGGACGCGGGCATGGCAATCCCGGTGTGCATCTCATCCCCGTACTGGTGGTCCTCGATCCACCGGAGGTTCCTGCCATATGCCTTCATCCTTCCTGCCCCCTTCCGTAACACCTGTGGATGGCTTCAAGGATCTGTTCCTGCTCCGCCGCGCCCACGCCGATGCCCTCCAGCGCCTCCCTGGTTCCGCAGTCCGGGCAGAGCTGCGTCTCATTGTCCTTCCGTGAGACTGCCGGCCTCCCGTAGTAAACCTGACCACACCTTGGGCATATCCTCTTTTTCCTGTCCGTGTGTTTCATTCCGCATCCGCCTCCCTTCCAAGCGCCGCTATATCCTGCGGACTTCGTCCTCGCCGTAGATTACATGGAGGTGGGAGCCGTTGCTCCAGCGGACCATCAAAGAAGCCGTGTCGTCCACACCTTCCACCACGCCCTCCGTCCCAATCGGAGGGGCCTGGCAGTCGTCCATTTTTTCGAGGCGGACACGCGTCCCCGCAGGGTACTCCCTGCGGACGCGCTCCACGATCTCCCTACTCGGAAATGTCATTGTCTGCCGCCCCCTTCCTCGCCCCGCTCTTGAAGCTGCCGTTGCCGGAAAGGTTCTTCAGCAGGACCTTCCGCTCGCCCTTGTACTCCTCCCCGATGAAGCCGAGCCGGAGCAGGAAGCACCGGAAGGCGTATTTCTCATTGTCCGCCGGCCGCTCCTTCGCCGTGACGCGCTTCTGCTTCCGCGCCATGTCGCAGAGGGCGGTGATGAAATGCGTGTATGCCTTCGCCGCATCGCCATCCTGCCCGTCCGCGAACCAGGGGAAGGAGACCTTCTCCTCATCCGCCTCAACCGGGAGGCTTTCAACCGCCAGCGCCTTTTTGATCAGGGCGGCCTTGGCGTCCACCAGCCTGTGCAGGTTCTCCAGGGCGGCGTCCGTGAAGGACTCCCTCGGCAGCGACACCGTAAGCCCGATGCCCTCCTGCGGTTCTTCCGTGGGAGCCTCTGGCTCCATCTGTGCCTCTGCCGTTTCTTCTGCGGAATCCTGCGGCTCTGCCTGTGCCTCTGCGGTTTCCTCCAGCTCTGCCGTGAATCCCGCCTGCGCCAGCCCTGCCAGAACCTTTTCCACCGTACCGCTGTCCGTGCGTTCATCCCAGACCAGGGTTCCTTCTTTGCTGACCGTAAAATTGCTGATGGCGTATGCGCAGGTCGGCATCTTCATGTAGACCGCCTTCATCCCGACGATCCCGGAAATGACCTTTACCATCTCTTTCCTGCGTTCCCCTGTCACGTTGAATCTTCTTTCCATACTGTTTGCCCTCCTTTTTTTGTGGTACTACATTAATCACTCAAAGTGGTAAAAATAGCAAGGGAAACCGCAGGAAAAATGTCACAATAAAAAGTCCGGGAACTGGGCGTAGTACACAATGCCCGCAAGCACGAAATAAGCGTTCGGCAACGCGATGCCATTCCCCCACATACGGTATTCCGCCGAATCGGAATGCGGGTCTTTCAGCCATTTCAGTATCTGCCTGTCGGTCTTCGGCTTTTTGGAAGTCCCCATGACTTTCCGGTGGGTCTCAAAGACCTCCCGCCAGAACGCAAGCTCATCCTCTGCGGGGTTCTCCGTGCCAAGGCCGTCACACCACCAGTCCGGGAAGCCCTGCAGCCTCGCGCATTCCGTGGGCGTCAGCCTCCTCACGATATAGTCTGGCTCCTCCTTCACATCGTTGATGACGGGCGGGTCCTTATAATCCGTAGCCACCAGCGTGTTCGCCAGTTCCTTCTCCGCCCGCGTGAAATGGGAATTCTTGCTGGTGCAGTAGGTCGGCTGCGCCACGGCGTGGCGGTCTGCGGCCGTGAGGGAAAAAGCCACATCCTCATTGATGCCGCTGCCCTGCGGCCCGTTTTTGTCGCCCCGCCCGATCATGGAGCCCTGGAGGACGAAAGTCTGCATCTGCATATTGCGGGTCGCCATCAATGCCCCGGATTTCCCATGCAGGTCGATGACCTCGTCCCTCTGGTTGATGTGGAACGCGGACATCCCCTCCGGCTCCACAACGGCAATCCCACCCTGGTTGCAGGATGGATTTCCTCCGTTCCCATCCAGCGTCCGGGCAGTTGCCGCCTCGTAAAATCCGCTGTGCGGGTTATCCGACTTCATGGCATTGCTGTCCTTGGAGCAGATGCCGTATGCCTGCACCGGCACGAACACCGTCTGGTCGTTATTGCAGGAGAGCGTCGCCGACCTGTCCTCCTGGACTAAAATGCCTTTGCCCCCGCCGGATTTTCCAGCCCTCACCTTCATGGTCTTGGGTGTTTCCGGCTCCACCACGAACGGCTGGTTGTTGCCGCCCATCCCATATGTGGCGCTGACTGTAGGCGCAGTTTCCAGCGGTCCCGTGTATCTGGTATCCTGGCTATGGTTTTCATAGCATATCGCAGCCGGAACCGTCCCGGCGCGGAGCGTAGGCGAAGTTTCCTCTTCATAGCCGATGCCCCGCGCCTGTGCGGAATGTTCCGTGCAGAACCCCGCCGCATCCAGGACACACGGCGGATGGTGCGCCTCCGCCCGCAGGGTGCAGGCCATGTCCTCCATCACATCCATCCTCTGCCCGCCCTGGTCGCAGAGGCAGGCCACTACTCCCCGGACGCCGCCTGCCGCTCCAGCGCCTTCCTCAGTATGGCGGGCAGCTCCTTGCCACGCGCGGAAGCCCTCCGCAGAATACCCAGACACGCCTTCGGACTCAAATAATATTTTTCCGGCACCCCACCCTGCAAAATCCCCGACAAGGTAGATGCGTTTCCTTCGCTGGGGAACTCCCCACAATTGCGCATCGATCTGCCTGAAGGCCACGGAGTATCCGTCACCCACGATCTCCCCTGCGTTTGGCCACTTCCCCTTCGGAGGTCCAGGAACAGAAACGCCCTCATCCCTGACAGAGCAGACTTCTTCGAGGACGCAGCGGAAGTCCTCCCCTTTGTTGGATGAGAAGGCACCGGGGACATTCTCCCACACGATGAACCTTGGATATTTTCCATCTGTCGCACACCTCATTTCCTTTATGATCCTGATTGCCTCGTAGAACAGGCTGGACTGCTTCCCGCCAAGCCCCGCCCGCTTTCCCGCCACCGACATGTCGGTGCAGGGCGAGCCGAAGGTGATGATGTCCACCGGCTCTATCTCATCCCCACATATGCCGTTGATGTCGCCCAGGTGTTTCACAAACGGCAGCCGCTTCGTGGTCACCCGGATGGGGAACGGCTCTATTTCTGAAGCCCAGACCGGGCGTATCCCCGCCAGCAGGCCGGCGAGCGGAAAACCCCCGGAGCCGTCAAACAGGCTTCCGAGGGTCAGCTTCTTTTCTGTATTCACATTATCCATCCGCACCGCCTCCATCTTCCAGATCATCATAGGAGATGCCAGTCAACTCCGTCAGCACATCCTCACAGGACGCCACCGCCGCGTCCCATCCCCGGTCAAACTGCTCCGAGGCGTCACAGCCGCCAAGGGCGTGTATCCTGCGGAATATCTCAGCCATCAGTTCCCTGTCCTGCATCTGCATCCGTCTCCACCTCCTTCACCAGTGCGGAATATGGGATCTTCTCCCCGCCCCGCTCCACATACACATTTTCCGAATCCCCGGTATCCTCCACATACCTCCGCAGAATCACAGACGCATATTTCTCATCCAGTTCCATCATGCAGCAGATGCGGTCCGTCTGCTCGCACGCCATCATCGTGGAGCCGCTGCCGCCGAAAGTGTCTATCACGATGGCGTTCTCCTGGGAGGAATTGCAGATCGGGTATCCGAGCAGGTCAAGCGGCTTGGAAGTCGGATGGTTCTTGTTCCGCTTCGGCTTGTCGTAGTTCCAGATGGTGGTCTGCTTCCGGTCGGAATACCACGGGTGCTTGCCGTTCTTCAGAAAGCCGTACAGCACAGGCTCATGTTGCCACTGGTAATCCGAGCGTCCAAGCACGAGGGAATTCTTCACCCATATGCACACCCCGGCAAGGTGGAACCCTGCGTCCACAAACGCTTTACGGAAATTCAAGCCCTCCGTATCCGCATGGAACACATATGCCGCGCCGCCGTTCTCCAGGTGCGCCGCCATCTGTGAAAATGAATTGTACAGAAATGTGTAGAATTCATCCCCTTTCATGCTGTCATTCTGGATGGAAAGCCCGCTGCCGCTTTTGAAGGATACGCCATACGGCGGGTCCGTCACGATGAGGTTTGCTTTCTTCCCGTCCATGAGCGCTGCCACATCTTCCACACTTGTGGCATCGCCGCACATCAGCCGGTGCCTGCCCACCGTCCAGATATCGCCCCGCTCCACGAACGCCGCTTTCTCCAGTGCAGCGGAAAGGTCAAAGTCATCATCTTTCACATCTTTTTCCCCATCTCCGGCAAAAAGGTCGGCAATCTCATCCTCGCCGAAGCCCGTCAGGGATACATCAAAATCCGCACCCTGCAGACTTTCAATCTCGATGCGGAGCAGCTCCTCATCCCATCCCGCGTCCAAAGCCATGCGGTTGTCCGCAAGGATGTAGGCTTTCTTCTGCGCCTCCGTCAGATAATCCACGAACACACACGGAACCTCTGCAATCCCTTCTTCCTTCGCCGCCATGATCCTGCCATGCCCCGCGATGACATTGAACTCCCGGTCGATGATGACCGGGTTGATGAAGCCGAACTCCCGCAGGGACGAGCGGAGCTTCGTGAGCTGCTCTGGCGAGTGTGTCCGCGCGTTATTCACATACGGCACTAATCTGGAGAGCGGCACAAGCTGCATCTCGGTTGTTGTCTTTCCCATTTTCCTCTACACTCCTTTCCTTGCGCAGAGCAGCCGCTCCATCACGTCATCCTGGGGCGTGTTCCCCTGGAACTCCACCGAGCAGTTCTCCTTCACAATCTGGTATATCTGCATCCAGCAGTAATTTGTCTGTTTCATATAGGACTGGCTCATGGAAACATAAGGGGAGGCGATGGCGGCACCCGTGGTCGGGTGCTTCGCAAGGAAGCCAGTGGATGACACGATCTCCTCACACTGAATCCACCGGGACACGCTCATGGCGTACTGCTCCACCATCTGCACGGTGACAAGCTTCTCACATCCCCTCGCCTTCAGCCATGCATACGTTTCGTTGAAAACCTCCTCCGCCACCAGCTCCCGCCCGCTCTTCTGCGGGGACTTGAGGAAGTCCTTCACGGGCGGCACATCCACGCCCTCCAGTTCGGCGGGCTCCATCAGCACTTCCGCTGTTTTCCCCTCGCTGATCTTCTCCGTGAGCGCCTTGGGCTTCCGCCCCGCCCCCGGTCTTGCGCCGCCGCGCCCGCTGCCGTCTTTTGCCACCGTTTCCACCCCGTTTCTTTGATTTTCTTTGAAAAAATGCTGCGGAAATCAAACGCCGCAGCACCTTAAAAGCCTTTATTTCAGGGAAATCTCCGGGCGGGCAATCCCCCGTTTGATTTCCGATTTTTATGCGTGTGGCCCCACGCCCGTTCCCCGGCGGATCCCTTGTGGAGATTTCGACCGCCCCTCCCGGCTGGCAGAAATCTTCACAAGGAACCTGCGCACAATGACCTAACGCTTATTCCAGCGGTCGCCGCGCTCCGCATGAATCCTCGCATGGCACGGCTGGCACAGCGACACAAGGTTTCCCTCGTCATGCGTCCCGCCCTCTGCCAATGGCAGCCTGTGGTGTACCTCCTCCACCGGCCGCAGCAGCCCCTTCTTCTGGCATTCCTCACAGAACGGGTGCTTGGCTGCGTAGCGGTCACGGATACGCTTCCACGCCCTCCCATACCTACGGCGTACAGCCGGGTCACGGTCGTACTTCTCGTAGCGGCGGTTCTCCTGCTTCCCATGCTCCTCACAGAACCGTCCCTCCGTCAGCCTGGGACAGCCGGGGAAGGAACACGGCCTCTTCGGTTTCCTTGGCATCTGCCTCACCTCCTCACGGCATAAAGAAAGCCCCCACAGGATTCTTTTGCTCCCGCGAAGGCCCTCTTGACATTTTTTCATGCTATCAGCATACCACGCCCAAAGCCAAATGTCATGCCCGCAAAGTGGACACTTTTATTTCCCGTACAGCATGACGGACAGTTTCGACAGCGCCCGGTTCTTCCTGCGGTATGCCGAATTCCTCTCAATCTGGAACCGTTCGCAGACGGCGCTGACTGCTGGCCCGTCCGCTCCCATGTAGAAACATTCCAGCACATACCGCTCATCCTCCGTCAGCTCTTCCCATGCGGGCTTGAACCACCCCATGAACTCCACGGCTTCCCGGTACCGCTCCCGCAGGACGCTGATCTCATCCATCCCTTCCGCCATCCTGTCCTCTGCCGCATGGGGGTTGTGCGTATGCGGCATCCCGTCAAACTGCGGGCTGCTGATGCCGCCCATTTTTTCATGCACCGCTTTTACCTCGTCATCCGTGTGGCTGATGATGAATTCCATCCTCCCGTAATCCCTCAGCGCGTTGGCGGTCGCACCCCTTTTGTCTAAATACTGCCATATGATTCCCATAGCTGATGCCTCCTTAAAATATTTTTGTTTCCCTCGGATTGGCTCAGATTGTCATTGATTGGCTTTTATTTTCAGGTCAGCTTTCACCGCATCGATCAGTGCGGCCTGCGTGGTGTCCTTCTCGGATAATGCCTTCATGATCCGCTCGTCTATGGTGCCTTTCGTGATGATGTGCTGCACCACCACGGTTTCCGATTCCTGCCCCTGCCGCCACAGCCTCGCCACCGTCTGCTGGTATAATTCCAGCGACCAGGTAAGGCCGAACCACACAAGGGTGTTCCCTCCGCCCTGGAGGTTCAGGCCGTGTCCTGCGGATGCCGGGTGGATCAATGCCACCGGGATTTCCCCGGCGTTCCATTTCCGGATGCTGCCGTCCGTGTCCAGCCTGGCATACGGGATTTTCAGTTTTTGGAGCCGCTCCGTGATCCGTTCCAAGTCATGCCGGAACCAGTAGGCCACAAGCACCGGCCTGCCGTATGCCGCCTCGATGATGTCCTCCAGTGCGTCCAGCTTCCTCTCATGGATAGCAATGATCCCGCCCGAATCGGTGTATATTGCCCCGTCCGCCATCTGCGACAGTTTCCCGGAAAGGGACGCGGCATTGGCGGCTGTGATTTCCCCATCCGGTAGCTGCAGGACGAGGTCTTTTTTCAGCTCCTCGTATTTCTCCCGCTCCATTTCGGAAAGGTACACCGTGTACCTGGAATCCACCAGCTCCGGCATCCGCAGGTGGTCGGTGGACTTCATGGAAATGGTGATGTCGGAGATTTTGCCATATATCTGTTTCTCCGCCCCCGGCAGCGGCTTGTAGGAAAATACCACCTGCCCGTTCTGCTTATCCGGCCGGAAATAGGAGGTGCGGTACTGCCCGATGAACCGGCCAAGCCGCTCCCCCATGTCCAGCAGCCGGAACTCCGCCCACAGATCCATGAGGCCGTTGCTGGAAGGCGTGCCGGTCAGCCCCACGATGCGTTTTACCTTCGGCCGGACTTTCATCAATGCCTTAAACCGCTTCGTCTGGTGGTTCTTGAAAGATGACAGCTCATCAATCACCACCATGTCAAAATCAAACGGGATGCCGCTCTCCGTGATCAGCCACTGCACGTTCTCACGGTTGATGAGGTAAATGTCCGCCTGTTTCTTTAACGCCGCCAGCCTCTCCGCCGCCGTGCCGACCGCCACGCTGTACTTAAGCCCCGCAAGGTGGTCCCACTTTTCAATCTCTGCCGGCCAACTGAAGGAGGCCACCCGGATTGGGGCCACAACAAGCACCCTGTGGATCTCAAAGCTGTCAAACATCAGGTCGTTGACCGCCGTCAGCGTGATGCTCGTCTTGCCAAGCCCGCAAGCGAGGAATACCGCCGCTGCCGGGTGCGCCTTGATATACTCCGCTGCGTATCTCTGGTATTCATGTGGACTGTATCTCATCAATGATCCCTCCAATCTGCGATTCGTCATCCAGCACATACACCTTAAACCCAAGCCGCCGCAGGAGCCTGTGGCGGGAAAGCTGCAGGGGGCGGGGCTTTTCCCCCGGAGCCTTGACCTCCACGAATGCCATTTTTCCATCCGGGAGAAGTGCCAGTCTGTCAGGCACCCCATCAAAACCGAGCGATGTGAACTTTACTGCCAAGCCCCCGGCGGCCTTGACTGCCGCCCTGAATTTCTGCTCTATGGTTTTCTCTCTCATGCAGATGCCTCCAATCCCTTTATTTTTCAAGCGTTCCAGACTTTCGGGTGACGGTCGTTGACAGTCGTACCATAAAGTCCTCTATAAGTGTTTTTTTACTGAAAAAACTGCCCTAAAGGGGGTTTATACTGCGACCGTCAACGACCGTCACCCTTTTTGCCCTCAGCCCACGAAATCAGCGGTTTTCAGCCGTATCCCGATAATATACGCACCATCCTTTTTCTTCTGCTTCTTGAAGCCCGCCGTTTCCAGCGCATTGTAAAAATCTGCCGTGCTTCTGGTGTACTCCCCCGTCTGCTGGCAGTAGGCGCGGTACTCCTTATACATCTCCCCGGACTTTGCCATGCTGCCCCTGTCAGCCTCGCAGCACTCATGCATGAAATGCCCAAGCCAGTCATTGTCCTCCCGGTACGATTTGATGGCTTCCTCCACGCAGGCAGGACAGGGGATATGGAAATTCCGGTCGATGGCTTTTTTTGCTCCCTCAATGATCCACGCCATGACAGCCGGGGCTGCCTCCGAAACGAGGAAATCGGCATAGTTCTTCACGTCCCCAGCGCCCTCTATCCTGGCATGGAAGGGGATCACGATCAAACGCCGCCACGTCCCAGGGTCATTCGCTCCCACCCTTGGCAGATGGTTGGTGTACAGCACGAGGGTATGGCTCGGCGTGAAGCTGAAAGGGTCTTTGTACTTTTTCTCCGCAAAAATCTCATCCGTGGAACACATCTGTTTCACCACGGAAGTGTTCAGGCGCATCCCCTCCTCCAGCTCGGCGGCTATGATGAGCCGTTTGCCCTTTGCCTCGGCAAGCTCCGGCTTCACGTTCCGCTTGCAGCCCACGGTCAGGGTGTCGGCGGACATATTCCCGCTGTAGGTGCCAAGCACACGGGCTATGGTATTCCAGAAGGTGGATTTGCCGTTCCTTCCCTCCCCGTAGGCAATGACCAGCGATTCCATGTAGACGCGCCCCACCGCAGCCATGCCCACAATCTGCTGTACATAGTCAATCAATTCCGCATCACCGCAGAAAATAGTATTCAGGGAATCCAGCCACAGCTTCTCCCCTTTATCGCCGGGAGCTGCCGCCGTTATTTTCGTGATATAGTCCTCCGGGCTGTGGTCGCGCTTCCCCGCCAGCCCGTCCGGGAGGTAATAGGTGCCGTCCGGCGTGTTCAGCAGGAAACCGTCTTTATCCAGGTCGGACACGCTGATCTCCAGCATCGGCTTCGCCGCCTGCAGGGCGGATACCACATACTTCATGTCACGCCGCTTCATCACGAACGCCTTATACGCCTGGGCGGACAGATACGCAAGGTAGGCGTCCATCTGCCCGCCGCTTATCTTCTTCTCCAGCGACTTTCCGCCGGAGGTGATGGCATCCTCCGAAATGCCCGTGTCCATGAGCGCCTGTTTCGCCCGTGTGATTTCATCCTTCGCATCCGCAAGCTGCAGGTCGAGGAATTCCTCCGCCGCGCCCACTGCCTGCTGCTTGGACTCCACCCAATACTGCCCGCAGAAACGAAGGTAGTCCGTGGCCGCCGTGTACCGAAGCTCCACGCCGTACTCCCTCGTCAGAACCTTCGCCTGCCCGATGTCGGAATAGTCCCCCGGCTTCAACGATTCCCGACCGAACTCGTCATTATAGGCATCCGGCGCCACATAGCCCTCCTGCCCCTGGATCTTTTCCGCAAAGCGGCAGGCGCTCTGCCAGATCATGGCAAGCTCCGCATCCTCAAGAGGCGGATTGCACTTCGCCGCCTCCTCCATGAAAATCTCATGCGCCCGTTCCGTCGCGCCGTACCTCTTCACCACGCGCCCCGCAAAATGAGACATGGTGGCATTCCTCTGCCCCTGCGGTATCTCCCTGCCGCCCTGGGGCTTCACGATGCAGTCAATGGTGATCTCGCCCTCGTGCCACAGGATGGAATCCGCCGGATGCCCGAAGATGAACCGTGCGGAATCCAGAGCCTTGGCATCGAAGAACGGGAACTTCTGCTGTATGGCTTTCTTCAGAGCGGCGCACGCCTCCCCGTCATGGATTGGATCATGCGGAAAGTATGCATGGAACCTCGGCCTTGCGGACTTCCCCTCCTTCGGCTTCATGTTATTCCGGCTCGGCACCACAGCAAACGCCACATCCTTCCCTATTTTTTCTTCCAAATCCCCCGGATGAATCCAGTCCGCCGGATTATCGGAATGGCTGTTGTCGCAGTCCATCACGTCGACATCGCAGGAGAGGAAGTTATCCCCACTCCTGCGGCAGTTTTTAAACTCTGCGCACACATGGTCGAACGCCACCACCTCCATGCAGTCATCCTCATTGTCAATGACGCGCCTGTTGGGATATAAGCTGTTCTTTGCGTTTCCCCTGCAGTTCGCCGTGTAAAATGTCATCCTCATAATTTGCAGACCTCCTCGCAGTTTTCTGTAAAGTAACGGATTACCATATCCCGCTTTTCCGCCTTCTCAATCTCCGCCGCCATCCCTGTGGATATGGTACTGCCGAACACCCACAACTGCTCACATTTGCCGAGCAACACCATCCCCATGAACATCCCAATTGCCCGCTCCGCAGGCTTCCCGTCATCCAGGAACTGCGGAAAGAGCAGGTGCGGGGCAAATGGGATCGCGCCGTTCTTCACCGCAAACCGGCTGTACCGCCTCGCCTTCTGCGTATTGCCTTCCGTGTCCCCGGCAAACGGGGAGCATATATAGACCAGCGGCCGGTATGCCCGCCTCGCCGCCCTTTCTTCCCTCCTGATCCCCGACAGCGCCGCATGGCTGGTCGGGTCGCTGTATCCCTCGCTGTTGAATTTACTGATTCCCATGAAACTTACCTCCATCCTGCCTGTGGTTTTCTTTCCGGACCGTGTCCGCAGGCTTATAAAACGGGCAGTCCCTCCCGCCAAAATCATTGTCCTTTAAGCAGGTGCAGACACCGCCCCTGTTTGCGAAACAGTCGCCGTGTGCCCTGCACCCCTGCATTGCCGCCCTGCTCATCCCTTCTTGCCTCCTGAAATTAATTTGATATTATTTTTCATCCGTCTGTGGAGGACTTCCGTTTTGTTGAACTGCGCCCTCCAGTGACGGTACGCAGCCGGCTCCTCCAAAAGTTCCTCCATCTTCTGCCTGTACATACCACATAAAGCCTTATAACCATCCGCCATCTCCCGCAGTTCCGAGAGCAGCCCCGCCCTCGCCTCGTCTGTGCAGTATGCATTGATGAGCCTTGCGGCTTTCCTCATCGCCGGCATCTTGCAGGGGAAAAACATCTCCACGTTCAGCTCCATGTATCCCGTCCCGTATTCAATCCGCAGCCGTTCCATCATGCACCCCCTGCCTAATCCTTCTGGTAAAACGAACATTCGTAACCATCCGCCCGGAGCAGCAGCCCTTTCGCCCAGAGCGGCGTCCTTCCCATCTGTTCACATACGGCAGGAAGGGACATCCTCCTGTCCGCCTCGATGATGACCTCATCATGTACATGAGCCACAATCGCACAGTTCTTAAGCGTCCGCATGGCATAGCAGAGGATATCCCGGCTGACCGCCTGCACAATGTTCTCCACGAACTTGGGACCATAGCTTTCCAGCCGCTCCCACTTCTTCGTGCCGCCCACGCCCATGTAAGTGACGGACTCCCCGCCAAACCGGTTCTCGCCAATTCTCGGCTTCACATAGGCAAGCCGCCGTCCGGAAAACAAAGTGATGAACAGCATCCCGCTCTGGTAATCAAAACGGATGCCGTGTGTTTCCGTTGAGACCCTCTTTTTGATGCATTCCTTTACAGCGCGGTCAACCGCCCACCAGAACTCCGTGATGCTTGGGTTGGAATCCCGCCATGCCGACACAAGCGGCTGCAGCTCTTCTTCCGCAAGTCCCATCTCCAGCGCGCCCATGGATTTCAATGCCCCGACTGATCCGCCATAGCCGAGGGCTAATTCGGCAATCTTCCCTTTCTGCCGCAGATGCCCGTTCACGCCGTGCTTTTCCACCGGGACATGGAACATCTGGCTTGCCGAGGCGCAGTAAATGTCACCGCCGCCCTCGAACACTTTCAGCCGCCACCGCTCCCCCGCTATCCAGGCGATCACCCTCGCCTCGATTGCGGAAAAGTCCGCCACGATGAACTTCCTCCCATCCTGCGGAACGAAAGCCGTGCGGATGAGCTGCGAGAGCGTATCCGGGATATCCTCATAGAGCATGGAGAGGGCATCAAAATCCCCGGCTTTCACCAGCTCCCGTGCCTGTGCCAAATCCGGGATATGGTTCTGCGGAAGGTTCTGCAACTGTATAATGCGCCCGCTGTACCGGCCGGTCCTGTTAGCACCGTAGAATTGAAACATTCCGTGCGCACGGCTGTCCGCACACACCGCATTCTCCATTGCCTGGTATTTCTTAACAGATGACCTGGCAAGCTGCTGCCGCAGGGCAAGCGCCTCCCCCAAAGGCTCCGGCGCAGTCTTTAACAGTTCCGCCACCGCCTTTTTATCCAGCGAATCCGTCTCCACCCCGTTCTCCGAAAGCCACTGCTTCATCTGCTGCACGGAGTTTGGGTTCTCCAGTTCCGTCAGTTCCTGCATGGCGCCTGACAGCTCTGCCTTGGAACGGCCGTCCATGGCGATTGCCTGTGTGACCATCCCCATGTCCACGCCGATACCCCGGTCGTTGATCTCCTGGTCCTGCCAGTATTCCTCCCACACAAAATCCGGCACGGGGAACTTGAAAAGCCTCTGCTGTATCTGCATCTCCGCCTCCACGTCACGGAGGTTGTATGCCTTGAACCGCTCCCATTTCTCCCTGTCATGCTCCGGCAGGTTCCGTATCCGGCCGCCGTTCGCCTTGGTCGGCTTGCAGGGGACACAGAAATACCGTATCAGGTCTTTTCCTTCTGACAATTTCTGCTTTTCCAGCCCAAGCACTGTGCCAACATTCTCCAAAGACAGCGGAAGGCCAAGGGTGGCAGACCAGACCATGGAGCATTTCCACGATTCCGGCTCCAGCCATTCCCCAAGATAATTTGATAAACACACCCTCTCGAACATGGCATTGAACGCCCATTTCGTGACGGACTCATCGGAAAGCGCCGCCAGTATTTCCGCAGGGATTTCCTCCCCGCAGGCAAGGTCAGCCACCTTCACATCCCCGCCATCCACGCTGTATCCGAATAATAAAATCTCAAAATTCGGCGAAGAGGAATATTTATAAACACCGCATTTGTACAAATCCACATCACTGTACGATTCAATATCAATTTCGATAGACTTCAATTCCACCAGCTCCTTTCACCGCCTTAAGGGCGGCAGGGAAAAGGCAGACGCCCCTCCCCGCCACCCGGCAGTATATCCCCGCTATGCCGTCAGGAGAGGAAATCCTCATCGTCCCCGGCTTCATCCGCAAAGTCATCCTCCGCACGGGAACGCCCGCCAAGCGGCTCCCCGTCACGGATTTTCTGTAAATTGTTCAGCCCGCAGGCGATACCCTTATTCCCGTTGGAATTGAAGGCATAGAAATTGATGCTCGCCCTGCCGTATACGCCGCTGTACACCTCGGAATGGTCCAGGATCGGCTGCCGGTCCGCGTCCACGATTCCCGGAGCCGTGGAGCTGTTGGCATTGACGAAATACGAATCCGCATAAGCTTCATCATCCGGGCGCTCCACGTCCCCGTCACGCAGCGGGGTCTTCAAAACGGAAAGGGCAGGGACGCTCCTGCCGTTTCCCTTCAGCTTCGCCTCGCCCTCGCGGTACGCCGCCTTGATTGCTTCCTCGATCCTGGCAATGGTCTTCTTATCCGACTTCGGGATGATGAGCGACACGGAGAACTTCGGCGTGCCGCCGTTGATTGCCTTCGCTTCCCATGCGTTGCAGTAGCTCCACCGGGTGTTCGGCCCGGTGATTACTTTTGTTGGATTGTTGGCTGTGTTTGACATATGATTTTCCTCCTAAATTTCATTCAGTTTTGCATATTCGCCAAAATAACTCTTTGCCGCCTCGTTATACGCGAGGGCGGCTTCCTCTTCTGTACCGTAAAGGCCGATGTGTTTCTCCCTGCCGCCTATCATGATCCTGCTGCGCCATTTATGCTTATCCCTCATATACGAAACGCCCTTGAACCGGGATGTGCCGTTTTCCACCCGGTGCTTGCGTGTATTGAACGCATTCTGCTGGTGCGTGACAAACCGGAGGTTGCCCCTCCTGTTATCCAGCCTGTTCCCGTTAATATGGTCAACGACAAACCCCCGCGGCGGCTTTCCAAGTATTGCGTGGTGCATTTTCAGATACACCATTTTCCCATTCTCCCGGAATCCCCGCATTGCATAGCCGGCTTTGCTGCAGCTCCAGTGGTGGATGCCCAGCCTTTCATAATCCGCATCATCCACAATTGCCGCCTTCCCCTTTGCCAGCGGTATCTCCCTCACTTCTCTTCCTCACGGAAATCCTGCTCTGCCGTGTTCATTTCCGGGCGCTTATCCGTCTCAAGCACAAGGACGGGCTTGCCCTGCGGTTTCTCCACAAGGCCCTTCAAAATCTCCGCAAACTTCTTCTTGCCCAGCAGCTTCTCCATGGCCGTGATGCCTAAGAGCTTCGGCTCATACGGGTCGAAGCCAGCCTTCTTCACGGTATCCGCAACGGCATCCTCGTCCGTGTACTTCCGGTTCGACCTCCCGGCTACCACCTTGAACCCGGCATACTTCACGCCAGAGAGCGCCTGCTGCAAAGCGAACTCCTTCACATCCGCCGCCCATGCCGCCAGCTCATCCGCTTTCACGAGGATTGCCGCAATCTCGTCATCCTCCAGCGTGGCGGGCATCTCGAAGTCATACTTCGCAAGCTGCAGGTTGTATTCCGCCCGTTTCCTGCAGACCGCCTTCGCCTTGCAGAATTTGCAGTGTTCCCCGGCGCAGAACTCGCCCTCCCCGGCATAGGCCAGCTTCGCCCTCTCGGTAAGCTCACCCTCCGCCCACTGGAGAAGGTCCTCTTTCGCCATCCCATACACGCTGACGTTCTCCCGGCGCGGCTGGTAGATCGCCATGCGGACAGCGTCAATGTCATAGATGCCGTCGAACAGCTCCAGCGCGCCCAGGGCATACAGCATCATCTGTGGGTTCCCCTCTGCGGAGACCTCCACACCCTTGCCATGCTTGTAGTCGATGATATACAGCGTCCCATCCGCAATGATCACACAGTCACCGGTGCCGAAGCCTTCCTCCACATACCGTGAGAAGTCCAGCCGCTGCTCAATCAGCACCACCGGGTCCTTGCAAGTTTTCTTTGCCTCTTCCACCAACGAGAGGACATACTCCGCATATCCGCAGGCGCACTCCTCCATCTCCTCATCGTAGAACTCAAGCCCCTCCGTAGGGTCTTTAGTTTCCATCCCAAGTGACAGCTTCAGCTTGTGTTCGCCCAGGCTGTGGGCGTCGGTGCCCTGCTGCGCGTATTCGCTGCCCGTGTCCTCGTAGTTCTCACAGAGCCTTGCGGACGGCGGGCAGGCAAGCCACCGGTGGCTGGAGGATGCCGACAGTAATGCGTGTTTTCCCATCACAGCACCTCCGTTTCCGCAAGCAGCGCCGCATATTCCGCCGGGTCGATCTCCGACAGCTTATCCGCGCCGTGCTTATTCAGCAGTGCCCTCACTTCCTCCGTGTGCCCGGAGCGGGACTTCTCCGCCAGCACCGCGCGTACTTCCTCCAGCGTCAGCGGCTTTTCCTCCGGCTCCTGCTTTGCCGCCTTTGCTTCCTTCTTCGCCGTGTTCTTTGCGGTCTTCCCGGCCCTGCCCGCTTTCCCGGTTTCCTCCGGCTCCTTCGTGGTCGTCATCTCCGCCTCTGCCGCCCCACTGTCTGCCACCGCATCCGCAACGGCCTGCAGGCTGTCCGCAAGGGAACGCAGGTCCCCGATGACATCAAGCAGTAACTTCACTTTTCCCATGTACGTTTCCTCCTTCCATGACTTCACTCACTGCCAGTTCCCGGACGGAACCGCCCGGCACGATAATGGTCAGGCTCCGCTTCTCCCCAAGGAGGAAGCGCACCAGGCGCTCCCTCACGGAGACGTTGCGGCAGCTCACGATCCCGCCGTCAGCCGGCTCTTTTGAAACACTGATCCTCAATGTGTGTTCCATGCCCATCTCCTCCATTTCCGAGGGTTCTTGCCGTACCCTCTGACATAAGCCATGGGAGGACGCACTTTCGGACGGTCAGAAAAAAGTTTTTTTCATTTTCTTCAGCGCCCTTTTTACCGCATGGCGCACCGCCGATTCGTCCTTGCCTTCCTGGGCGGCTATCTCCGTGTAGCTCCACCCTTCGATCACGCATCGGCGCACAAGCTCCCTCTGGCGGTCATTCAGGCAGGAAAGCAGCCGCTCAACCTCGCAGTCATCCACGACCTCCTTCATTGGATTTGAGGCGGATGCAAAAAACCTCTGGTCCTCATACACAAAGGTTTCCAGTGATGTGTGGCGGTCCGGCCTTGTGTTCCTCCTGTCGCTCTTTTCTGCCTCTTCCACGGAAGACAGGTAAAACTGCCCGATCTCATCCGAAACATCCAGTTCCATCACCCTGCCGTCCGCATCCTTGTATTCAATTTTCATTCAGATTCCCTCCAGTCTTGAAATTTGCTTAAACAGTTTCAAGACCAGAGCGGCGGCGCACGTGCCCTGTAAGGCGCATACACCAAAACGCAAAAAAAGCGCACCCGCACAATGGCAGGCACGCCCATAATGAAAACCATGTATTCCTTTGTAATATGTCCGGGGATAAAATAGAAATGTGTCGAATAAAAAAAGCCCGCAGCCCCCTTGGAAGGAACTGCGGTATGTACAGAAAAAATATGATGTTTGTCTACGGGTGTCGGGAATCCGTTCCCTGCCCGTGTAATGGCCATAGTGTCCCCTTTCATGGGGACAGCATTTTGTTCCGGCTTCCCCGGCAGCCTGCCGGTGCCATCCTGCGGGGCCGTTCCGCCTGATAGCCTGTCCTTTCTCTGAACAATAGAAAACACCCGACATATAAAGCAACGCTCAAGCTGCTTTTATCGGGTGTGTGTCGTAGTTTATCTTTTTACTGGCTGTAACTGGAAAAAGCGGGCGCACTGCAATCCACATTCATCGTGAAAAGCAGTACGCCCGCCAAAATGTATGTATCGCTTTTGTTTACCGTTTTTTAATGTATTGCGGGGAATCAAGCACCGTCCTGCCCGGCGGCATCTCCTCAATGTCAAGGATGTGCCGCCCGCACTTCGGGTTCGGGCATCTGATCCTTTCCACTGACAACCGCCTCCCCGCACTGATATGTAACAAGGGAACCAGGCAGGCAACAGTTACGCTCTGCTTGGTTCCCTTTTATCGTTTGTGTATTAAAAATCACTCATAATAATCTAACTGGTGGAAATTATTAGGGAATATGTAAAATTCCGTTCCTGTTTTCCCGTCTATCTGCTTCCAGACAATCACTTTATAAGTCAGGGATGTATAGGTCCGCGTCCCGCCATCCTCATAGACTTTTTTGACCGGAATCAGCAGCAGAATCACCGCTATTACTGCAAAAACAATAATGAGTTTCTTTTTCACACCATGCCTCCTGAAAAGTTAATTTGTGAAGCCCGTTGGACTTATGCCCTCGTGTCAAAGTCCAGCCCTGTCCGGGGCTACTTTGGCGACCTCGCTTTTCCGCAGGGTGAGGAACTTATTCCCCATATACACATTCTGCACCGCATCCTGTTATCTTCTCCCGGAGGGAATCAGACAGCTTCCATTCCTTCTTGGATGATACCTTTCCCTGCCGCAGTGCTATTCGCCTGATGGCTTTTTGTTATTTCTGTAATACCCACTGCAAACTCCTTCCCTGCCGGAACGTCTGGCATCTACGAACACAATGCCGCTAAAAGTGACTTATACCTTTCCGTCTCATTTTTTATATCTTCGGCAGTGACTCCGTAATACAGATATATTTCCCTGAACAGCTTCTTCATCTCCTTCATGGTTTTCTTTTCCCCGCTGAATGAGCCTTCTATCACCTGCCAGACAGTTTCCACCCCTATCTGCATTATGCAGTTCCCAGGACACTTAATTTCATATATGTGAAAATCTAATGGTAAGATGTCGTCTGCAATTTCCGCTGCTATTTTCTCCCGCTTCTGAATCTGTTCAAAGAATGTCTTTAGAGCCTCCACATCGTCCCTTTCGGGCGGCTCCAAATCCATCAATTCACCAAGTAAATCCGGGCGGTGACGCATTACAAGGGATGCCTTTAAGCACTTTCTCTGTTCCTGATAATTAAAAGAATGCTGCGAAACCTCCTCAGCGCCGTATTCCCTTTTCATCAGTTCCACGACTTCCTCCAGCGTATGGGGATTCGCGGTTATCCGCTTTTTTACTCTGTTGCTTTTTAATTTGCGGAAATAATTTTGTATGCGTGTTGTCAGCTTCACCTTATCGCTTTTTCCGGCGATAAAAATACTTGTAGGTCCATCTGCACCACCTATAATGGATATACTGCCTTCGCCCTTTCCCATATCTACATCTCCCATTCAAAAAATAAATCCTGCTCCCGATTCCCCAATCTGCCAGAACGCCAGGGATGCCTGCCTTTGCTCTTGCCAGTCTGTGGCTTATTGGGGATATGTTGCTGACGGAAATATATTCTCCTTCAATAATCATCTAATCTGAATGCTTCTTTTGGCATATACTTTATCAAATCGTGGATTTGATACCTTTCCTTTATCTCTTCTGAAGGATTTGGGTAAAATGTCCGGGAAGCATATTTAAAAACTTCATTCCCCCACAAATTTACTGTAGACAGCAGATAACCATAATAATCTTTATCATAATGGATATGCCATGATAGTTCCTTTATCAGCCGCAGGCTCATGGCTGTTTTTACGCTGACTGCAGATCCACTTAATATGGCATCATATTCCGCGTCCAAAATCAGGCTTGCTATTTCAGGAGGTTGGCCATCAATAATCAAGCCAACCGCAATGTCCATAAAAGATTTCAAAGGTTCTTCAAAATTATTTTCTAATGGCAGTTTCTCAATACCACTATTCTGCAAGTGTAAAACCATCCTCATAAAATAACTGAATATCCTGTCTAAAACCTCGTTGCTGTATCTGCTTTTGATACTTGCTTCCAT